TCGACCAAGATTTCCCGCTCAACCCGGGAGTTTGAATTCGGAGTCCAAATCGCCGTCATCCAGACAGCGGCCAAAGACTCCGAGCGATTCGCACAACTGTTGGACCTGACTCACGAGCTCGACGAAGCACTGGCCACGGCCACGATCGACGGGGGAGTGTGGTCGAGGTCCGAAGTCAGCCTGTACGACGTCCAGGCACTGGAGCAACACGGTGCTTTTCGCAGCGTGATCACTGTCTACTACCGCACCTAAAAAGGAATCGACATGAGCCGAAAAGGACCACGAGCTGGCATCGAGTGCAAGCTTTACTACCAGACTGCGGTCGCCGCGACGTTCAGTGTCACCACACCCACGCTCGTCACCGAAGTCCAGGACCTGAACATCACCTTGAACAAGACGAAGATCGACATCACCTCGCGAGCCAGCCTCTACAAGGCTGCGATTTCCGGGACCATCGAGGTCGGTCTGAATTTCTCGCTGCTTTACAACGCAGACCCAGACGATGCAATTTTCACCGCCATGCGGACCGCGTTCTTGAACAAAACCGTCTGGCACTGGGCGATCATGGACAACCTGATCGCGACTCCTGGCCCAGCCGGATCGCAGGGGCTCACGCTGCCCGGCGAGATCATGGAATTCCCCATCGATCAACCGCTTGAAGGGAACATGAAGATCGATGTCGCCGTTGCGTTGTCCCGAGTCAGGGTTGGGACTCCAGCCGTCCTGGTTGATCCAGCTTGGTTGATTGTCGCACCGTCGGCCTAGTCCGTTTGAATCACTGATCGTTCCATCCAAGCGGAGTCGGCCATGCCACTTCCGAAAGTCCGCAGAGGCAACGAAGTCGCGATTGATTTCCTGGACCACGGGGAATCGTCGCAAGGGCCCTTGGAATTCACCGTCTACGGCCGTGTGATTTCCCAGGACAAGAATCACATCGTGGTCGCTTCCTGGGTCTACTCGGATCCAGCCAAGCGATTCAAGCACGACGATTACAACGTTACCCAATTCACGATCGTTCGGAGCACCATCCGAGCGATCCGTTTTGTCCGCTAACCTCAATCCCAACGAAGGCAACTCGACCATGCCCAGTTTCAAGGATTGCGAATCCCGCTCTTGGGATCTTCGCATCGACGTCGACGTCATCCGTCGCGTTCGCACTGTATTTTCTATCGATCTTGCCAGGGCACTGGCGGACCCCGAAACGATCGACCGGCTCACTTCCGACATCGTACTGACTATCGATGTCATCTACGAGATCTGCCGACCCGTCGCGGAGAAGATCGGAGTCACTGCCGAGCTGTTCGGACGTTCACTCGCTGGTGATGCTCTCGGCCACGCCGTCACCGCATTCGAGGAGGCACTGGTGGAATTCCTCCCGGAGTCCAATCGCCGGGCCACAGCTCGGCGAATTCTCGAGGCAGGAAAGGCACTCCAGAATCAGACGGCTCTTCGGATCACCAACGCCATGGACGAGGGGCTGCTGGAGATGGGGATCCAGGAGCAACTGACGAGTCTGGATCAGATGATCGAAAAAGCGATGCGGAAGAGCGCGCCGAGTACTGGCCCACGATCCTCAGACTAGCAGCAAGAATCGGGATCGAGCCAGGGCCCTACACACTGCGAGAGCTGATGTGGATGTCCGACGAGATCAACAAGGACCGCTGGGATCGCACCAGTGACCTGATGACCCTGTTAGCCAACATCCACAGTCCGAAGCGAGCTCGCCCCTACAGACGCACTGATTTTCACCCGTACCGCACCAACAGTCCGCCGCCGAGCATTAGCCGCGCCGAGCTGCACAATTTGCGAGACGGGCTCCCGGTCCACTATGTGACATTACCAAAAACCGATGCAAATTGACCAACCGACCCTTCGACAATTGATCGCCAACGACCAGCATGCTGCCGCAGCTCTGGCCGAGGGCCGGTACGGAGATTGTGCAGTTCGGTGCTGCGAGATCGCGCCGCAGGTCCCTCGATCGCTGCCGCTGTCCTTCATGGGGATCATCGCTGTCTATCGCGACAATCTGCAACTTGGCGGAGAGGTCATTGCAGCGCTGCAGACGGTCGCTTACGTCAATCCGATCATCGGGCTTATGGTCTCTTTCATGACTCGCGAGGCCGCTGAGGATGCCCGGCCAGACTTTGGCGACCCAAGCATTCGTGCTGCTCTCACAGCACCGCAACCGCATGGACTGGGACTCACACCTCAGCAAGCTGCTCCGCTGCTAGCCGCTGGCCAGCAGCCCGACACAATCACAGGCCGAGACATCGAGCTTCTAGCTAGCGAGGAAATCTAAGTAATGCCATCCCTGGTCACAAAAACCACGCCCGACTTTATCACGCTCATCTCGTCCCGAATTGTTGCGACGGGAAATGTCCAGGCAGCGTCGCAGACTCTCGATTTGCGAGAAGCTCCAGGGGCTTGGATTCGCGGGTTCATGGGTCGTGGGAGTACCGGCACTCCAGTGCGAGCGGGGTACTTCCACATTGCTCCTACGGACAACAACACGGACATCGTCCCTGTTTCTATTTTCGACATGGTTGGACAAGGCCCAACGACTGCAGCGCAGCTAGGATCGCTGAGCGCCAATCTGTCGACCTCAGATCGCGTAATCTCGCTTTCCGGTACAACGCCTTTTGCTGTCGGTGACACAGTATGTATTTTCAATTCCGATGCATCACTGGCCCAATGGAACAGGATCGCTTTTGGAGCAACGACTGCTTGGAGGACGCAAAGAAACCACCGCGTCCTTAATCTTGCGAGCAACTCTGTGACTAACCTTGCGGATGTGCGTCAGATGTGGATTCCAGGGGGTGACATTTACGAATTCAGCTTCGTCAATGAGTCGTCGATACCCTACGTCGTGCAGTTGCTGGCCGTCGTCGACAAGGGGGAGACCATTAACTGATGCTGGCGTACTACAATCCCTCAAGTCTCAGTGACCAACTGCTGATCAATTGTTGCGCGTCATTCACCGGCGCGACAGGATCAGTCTTGCTGGACGTGTCCGGACGTGGAAACCATTGCACCACCAACGCCGACCGAAACACCTCTTGGCAGACCAGTGGCGACAGGCTTGCTTTTTTCCATGACGGGGTCGATGACAGAGTTTTCAACAGCACTTTTGCGATGTCGGCAATGAGTGACCGGAACAACAGTTTTTCAATTTGGATCAACCCGACGACCACGATCACATCGACAAGGCCATTCGGCTTGGGAGAATTTGGTAGTTCATTCGGATTGCGATTTAACTTTCAGAACCTCGAATTTGCCTTTGGTGGAACCGCTGTCCTGAGCGTGCCCATGTTGAACGCGCAATACCAAAACCGATGGACGCACATTTGTGGGGTCGCTGATGCGTCTGGTGCGAGACTGTTTTTCGACGGACGACTGGTAGGTACTCGATCCGACACTGTCTCGCTGACTAGAACCAATGGACTTGGGATCGGTTACAGATTTGGAGTAAACGGAGATTTCTATTCGGGATTTACAGACGACTTTAGACTGTGGGCAAGAAACCTCGCTGCCTCGGAAGTTCAATTCCTTTACGAGCAAGGCCGTGGCGGTGGACTGCTCATGCAACCACCGAGACGACGCAGTGTCGCTGCGATCATTGCCGCTTTGGTGCTCGCTTGCGAGACAGGCAACTACAGTCTGACGGGTCAAGCAGCAGGCTTGTTTGCGAGTCGATTGCTCGCGACTGATCAAGCGGAATACCTGCTCTCTGGCAACGCGGCCAACATTACCGCAAGCCGCCTGCTCTCAGCGGATCCTGCCTCCTACACCGCAACCGGCAACGATGCTGCGACGATCTGCGCGAGACTGCTCGACGGCGGAGCTGCGGCTTACGCTCTAACTGGCACCGATGCTGGACTGATCGCGAATCGAAAGCTGACGGCGGACCAAGCGGTCTATTTCCTGGCTGGCAACAATGCCGAGCTGCTGCGATCGCTCAAGCTCAATGCTGGCTCGATGGCACTACAACTCGACAACTTTGCCGCGTCGCTGTTAGCCGATCGCAAGATCTCCGCCGACGGAGCCCAGTACATCCTGGTCGTCTCCGATGCAAACCTCGGCGACTCTGCGTCTGGAGTCACCCCCTACTACTACCTGTTTATGATGCGAGGACCTCAGTAAATGGCCGCTGCCAACAAGTTCCAATCGTTCGCCAAAAATGTCGCCGAAGGCAAGATTAACCTTGCATCGGATCAACTTAAGGTCGCATTGACCAACACAGCTCCGATCGCAACCAACTCGGTTTTGGCCGATCTGACTGAGATCAGTTACACCAACGCGAGCACTCGCAACCTGACGACCAGCA